GTATAGCAGTAACTTGATATTCTTTATTCAATACAGCTGCAGTTATTAAGCCGCCTAAACTAGCAGCACCACTAATAGTAACAAAATCATTTACTACAGCTCCGTGATCATCATCGGTAGCTGTGATTGTTGCACTTCCATTAGTTGCGGCAAAGACAATACCATTGGTTGTTGTAGCTCTTATAGGAGTTACGTCTCCAAAGTCTGAACCACTATTAACATAGTATTTAAAGGTTGTTCCTAGTCCTAGATATCTTGTATAGTCTAAATCAACCCATGCTAATAAAGCCCTTCCCGTCCCTAGATAAGAACCAGTAACTGCTTTAGTCCAACCGCCTATCTTCTCTGGCATTCCTTTTCTAAATCTAACTAAATTACCATCAGCCCAACCGCCCTTGTCCATAAGATCAGTCATCTCTTTGTTGATGCCTGGAGTAAATTGTAATTTAGTTAACGGCATATTAGACCTCGTGCCATTCTTTGCCTTCAAACAATAGAGCTTCAGCTTCTCTACGTCTAATCAGACCTTCTAAAACTTTACCGCCTGCTTTGTTCCAACGCTTGATTTGTGCAGGTACATCTTCATAGTCACCTTTGTTTAAAACTTTAAGCATAGTAGATGCTTTTAAATTAGACGGCCCTAGATTAAATGTCCAAGAAACCAAAGCATCAAATTGATGTTGACTCATTGGCATCTCTACAGCATCTATGACAGATTCTTCAAATTCTTTTAAGTCCTCTGCTAATAAATTTTCTGCTTCTTGTTGAGTTATTAAGTCTCCTTCTTTAACACCTTTGGTATGTCCGTAACCTATTGTTAAAACATCTGCTGCACATTTGTATGCGTTGTATTCGCAGCCTTCAAATTTTTTAATTAGCGATAAACCTTCTTGTGATATGTTCATATCTTTACTCCGTTTCTTTTGTAGTAACTGTTTTATAATAGACAACAACTTCTTTAAGTTCATTTATATACCTCTTTAGTTCTTGCATATTATATGCCATGAGCTCGTAATCGGGCACAGACATAGCTAAGAATACCACTTGACCTTGGTCTTTCTCAACTCTAGTTATGAATTCTTCTAAATTTTTATCTGATACTACATACCAGTAAGGATCTTTTAGATCTATTTCTCTAGGCATTATAGGTTGAACTATAGTTCTTTCTATAGGTTTAGATATAACCTCTACCTGTTGCTTACTTGGTATTAGGCTGCAACTGCAAGCCATCATCAAGACTGTCGATACTACGGCTATCTTCTTCGATACTATCAAATACATCTTTAGTTCCTTTGTTTACTCTTGGTTCTATTAAACCTGGTTTAGCTGCGGCTAATTTGGTTAGGTTGTGTCTTTTAAACATATCAAGATACCTACTCATGTCTGCTTCTATTTCTTGATTGCGTGATTGAATGACTAGCAAGCCTTCTGTTTGCTTTGCAAAATCATTCTGTAATGATTCTATTGCTGCCTTCTGTTCTTGATTTCTTAATTCAAATGCTTGATTAAGAGCTGATAGTTTAGAGTTCTCGTTCCATAAAAGATAAGTAGCTAATCCCATAACTACTATAATCCCTATGAATACTTTGCTCATACAAACCTAGATAAAACTACTGATACCAATATAAAAGGATATACAGCCCAGATCATGTTCTCTAGTTTATCGAAACGCTTTGATCCGTCTTCTAATCTTTTATCAATACTTTTGTATAATGCTTTACATTCTCTTTCGTGTGACTCTATTGCATTAAGAGCATCTTTTGCAGTTGCCATTTACTTCCTCAAATTGTATATACGTTTAAAGATTTTTCCTTACCTTTAACTTTTATTGCTTCTAAAGATTTTAACTCAAAACTACAGTTTTTGGCAGTATCTTCTCCTATAAGAATATCAACGCCAGCTTCTTTAGTTCCAGACTCAAGTCGAGCTGCTATATTTACACAGTCTCCAATGGCTGAAAAGTCAAACCTAGTATCAGATCCCATGTTACCTACTACAGCTGTACCAGTATTTACTCCCACTCCAATAGCAATCTCATGTGATAGTTCCTTATTAAGTTCTTTGATTGCTTCTTGCATTTCAATAGCAGTTTTTACTGCTTTGTCTTCATGATCTTCTAAATCTAAGGGTGCTGAGAATATGGCCATACAAGCATCCCCTATAAATTTATCTACCATGCCTCCATTTCTTTGCACACATTCTACTTGTACTGTTAATGCCTTATTCATAATCTCAGTAACTTCTTCTGGTTGTAGTTTTTCTGAAAGACTAGTGAAGCCTCTGACATCTGTAAATAAAAATGTAGCGTATCTTTTCTCGCCACCGAGTTTTAATAAGTCTGGATTCTTTTGTAATTGTTTAACCTGTCTTGGATCAAGGTAATGTTCAAATTGTTTTTTAATTAATTGACGCAACTTAAACTGTTTTCTAAAGTTTATATAGAAGGCAACAGCTCCTGTTATGAATTGTGAGATCAAAGTCCATGAAACATCTATCAAGTAGCCCTTATGAATGCTAAAACTTCCTAAGAGCCCCGTGGTTAATAGTAAAAATATAGCTATACTTACGCCCTTAGTTACACCAAGATAATTAATTACAATCCATGTCAAGGACACGAAAATTCCAAAAATTAAAATTTCCAAAGCTAAAGCAAAGTCTGGAATATATGGAGAGTTTTGTATAAGAATTGACTCAGATAATGCCGCTTGAATCTTATGAGGTTCTAATAATCCAACTGGAGTTGCAATTTGTGGCATGACTCCGTTAGCAGTGACACCAATAAATACAAACTTATTAGCTACATCCATTTCTTTTAAATCAGTTTGCGGTGTGTCAACCCAGCTTATCCATTTACGACCAAGGTTGTCTGTCTTGATAGGTGGTATTCCTCTGATTGATATCTCTTGGATACCATTATCATTTGTAGTGATAATGTAAGTCTTAACATTAAAGAGTGCTTTGTATATTTGAGTTCCGAAAGAAGGTATCCAATCATTGTTAGGTGTTTGAACTAGTAAAGGCATTCGTCTAACGAGTTGGTCAACTTCGGTGGGAGCAACGGCTAGACCCTGTAATGTGTTTGTAGCTAGAGTGTTCAGGTTTTCCTTGACTCCCGTACTTAATATAGCACGAACATCGTTACCTTTGACAACTGTTCCTGTAGGCTTTGGATAATTACCATTACCATCTTCAAACATAGCAATGACAGATGGTATATATCCGAGCGTTTTAGCAAAGACTTCATCACCCCCCATTCTATCTGCCTGGGGAAATGACATGACCCAACCCACACCTATAGCTCCTTCGTTAATTAAGTCTACTTGTATCTGAGCAAGTCTTCTTCTAGGTAAAGGCCAACCACCTTCGTTAGCTACATCGTCCTCAGTTATATTAAGTATTACAAAATTACCGCTAGGCTCTTGCTCTTCTACAAGAGCATCAAAGATTTTTAATTTAAGTATCTCTGTAGGTGTTGATTGGAATACTAATGGCAAGGATAGTATTACAAGAATCGGAAGTATTAACTTATTCATTCGCCTTGAGTTATGGTTATAACCGAGTCCCCTCCGCCGTTAATTTTAACAACATTACTAACACCATCTTGAATAATAATAACAGTATAGCTATCAGATCCGTTGAGGTCTAATCTGGCATAGTCATTTACTGCCCTTCTCATACTTACAACATTGCCAGTTATTAGAGTTGTTATCTGAGTCTCTGCATCTCTACCAAGCAAAGTACCTGTTATATTGGTGGCAGATGCTTCTGCTAAAGAATCTTTATCGTCATCTACAGCGAGCGCATCTAATATATTAAGCAGGTCTTCTAAGTAGTTAACATCTAACCAATTGATGTCTAACTCGTTAAACTCAAGCTCATCGTCCCCAAGATAGTCTTCTGCTAAATAATCTATATCAAGATCATTAAAGTCTAAGATGTTTTTTTCAGAGACAGTTGATACCTCTTGGTTAATCTCCATATCTTCTTTAGGTGGTTTAACAATAAGCATGTTATCAATAATGTCTAAGGTTAAATCTAAGATCACTGGACTGCTAGGACTTGATTCAAATACAGATACTGTAGTTGCTTGAAATGGTTTGTTTAAGGTTACTGTACCCATTGCAGTAGTTACTAGTATTTCACCACTAGATAATCCTAGGGCATCAGGTAAAAGTATTATAAGACTGCGGCCTAGCTCATCTACTGTAGCTGTAAAGTCTGTACCTCTTATGGCTATATTAGCCGTAGGCGTTCTTAGTGAGATGTTTTGCTTATCTATACGGTTTAGATTACCTGTAATAAAGCGTGCTGTACCAAGACAAAATGTAAGGGCCATCTTAGATTTACTTGGATCAGGGTCATAGATGTATTCATCTATTAAGAGTTGTGAGTGTTCTGTCAAGCTTACTTTACTATCATCCAGGAAGGTAATAGACATACGACCATTAGTAGTAATAGCCTCATCGTTGCTTTGTATAGCTAATTCTAGCTCTGCATCTAGCGGGCCATCTCTTACTATTTGTGCCGAGCCGTTTAGCTCAGAAACACCACCAATATTAACAGCCGATTGAGGTTCCTTGATCGTTTTGGATAACGCAAACGGAACTAGAAGCATTGCCGCCAACAGAAATAATCTTAAGCCAATCATTGTCTTGGGTACTCAGTTGTTGAATGTTAAATGTTCTTTGACCACCTGTGTGATCTAGCCAAAAATACCCACCAGCACTTGCAGATACGCCTGCGCCTGTATAGTTAACTGTATTATCACTACCATCTATATCCATGTAATTTGTAGCTCCATCAATATTTATATTTGCAACAACAGTGTTATTAGAGCCTTGAATAATCCAATCTAAGTCCAAAGTAGCAGCTAAAGCTGATGTGCCTTGGTTTAATGTAAAGGTATTTCCAGCACCTGTAACAGCAACATTTTGATTGGAGCTATCAGCTCCGTAAGTGTTAGTTGGGTCTACTTGGATTGTGAATGTATTAGTAGAGCCTGTGAAGTTATAAATACCAGTAAAACTATCTGCCCATATATCACCAAGGAATTTATTAGTTGCACCAATCATATTAATGTCAAGTGTCATACCTGTTCCATCTAGATCAAAAGCTGTAAGACTTCCTGCTGAAGAGCTAAGTCCACCTATTATGTTTGATATACCAAGTTGTTCTAAATCTATATTTGCACCAGTACCTGACTGATCTACATATATTTCGTTATCAGCCGATTGAAGTGATACAGTCATCATCAATACAATCAGACTCTTTAATTTTAATTTGTTCATGTTTCCAAAAACTCCTGTCGTATCCGACATTTATTAATTCTAATACAGCACTTTCAATAGCTTTCATGAGTGCTAGTGTTGTTGATTCATTACGAGAATTACCTAACTCAATTTCTACAAGCTGTGTTCCCATTTCTATAAATCTAAATATATCTTCTGATTTACCATAACTAAATATAGTTTTTTCAGTCATTACTTCTATCAGTATTTCACCTGTGGCTACTGACACCATGCGTAAGGTTACTGCTACGCTATCTTCTCTATATTGAATACTAGAACCAATACCTAAGTATCTAGCTCCTATACCCCCTGTAGCAAGATTACTTTCATAAGAAATTACAGCACCTTCTATTAATACACCTGCAAATAACAAAGGAGCTAATTGCTTTTTCTTTTCTTCTTCTGTGGCAAATTTTTCTCTTGCTGATCTAATTAATTGTCTTTCTTTTACTAAATTATCTAAACCTACTCTTTCTACTACTCTAAAGAATTGACCATTTCCTGCATGTTTTAAAGCTCTTATTAATAATGAACTAGGTTGTTGAGTTATGGCTGTACTAAACAAAGCAAACTCTGAGTTACTTTTTCTTTGTCCTGTTTGATCTGTAAATGATAAAGGATAAATTGCTACTACAGGTCTAACAGTAGGTGTTATAACATTAAATAATTCTTTTGATTGTAATTCAGATACTTTAACAATATCTTCTTTTAATCTTTGTTCATATGTGTCATCAAACTGATCGACTATTGAACAACTAAAAAGTAAAAGTACCGATAGGTATCGTAATTGAGGTAACTGTTCCATCTGCTTCCGTAATAGTTAAGGTTAATGTAATACCATCACTTGAATAAACTATGGTATTTCCTTCTAAAGTTATTGTTCCCGATTCAGAAGGAATTTCTCCAAAAAGGTTGTTTACTAGCTGTCTTGATAGCTCTGCATACACTCTGGATTCTAGGTTTCTTAAAAATCTGGCAAGTGTACTGTTTTCTTTTTCTCTTTCTATCTCGTCTTGTAAGGCTTTAATTTCTTCTTTTATAGTTAGCTTTCTTGAAAACTCTTGATTTTCTATAGTGAGATAGTGTGAACTAGTTCCTACTCCATTAAAGCTAGGAGATTTAAACTTGTGTGTAATTTGATCTGCTTGTACATTTAGAGCTAATATAAAAGAAAACATAATGCCAAAAGCAAAAACTAGAAAAGCAAATATTCTTACTTTTACCATTTCTTCCTTATCTTTATC